GTGAGCTTCTGCTGTAAGTGGGGGGTCGGGAACAGGGTCGGCAGAGTGGCGGATCATTGGTTTACCTTTTGCGAATAATTTCTGGGCTTGCTTCTGAAATTTATCATCGGAGTGTGCGGGAGAGGTCATTTTGGCGGCTTTCTTGGTTAAACCAAGCATGCGTGCGGCGAAATTGACTATGAAGGAGATAATTGAAAAAAGAAGCCAGGTTATTGCAGAGTAAATTGTGATAGTGGCGATAATGGTGGCAAAAAGTGAAGTGACGAGGCCAAGTCGAGCGGCTACGCGAGTGGCTATGACTGGGGCTATTGTAGGTTGTGGGGGGGATTCGTGAAACCAATAATCCCAGTCGGTGCGTATGGGGACGTGAACATTGGCGAGATCCTGACGAAGATCTCGGAAATCATCAATAAGGTGGAACGGAATGTAGCGTTTTTCGAGAACGCTACGGACGAGTGGGGTGTACGTGGTTTTAGCCATAATGTCACTAATAAGTGTAGGCGGATAATCGGCAAGATGAGTAACGTAGTGAAGGCGAAGCTGATTATAAGGATTTCCATCCTGTAGAATCGATACTTCGGTAAGTGAGGCTTGTCGGGTCATGAGTGCTAAGACCGGATGGATGTTGACTGAATTTCCTAAGAAATTCCAAGTGGGAACACCGTAATAAAAGTTATGTGAGGCGTTAGATCGAGTAATCTTTTCGAAAGCGAAAAAATACTGGGTGTAAGTGGGGAGCAATGGAATGTTGAGGACAGATTTGATTGCTTGTTTCCAAGTTGCGGTACAATCGGGTACATTTTCGGGATCAGGACGTGGAGTGAATTTAAAAACCCAATCTGTATTAGTCGGAACATTGTCGATTTGGTGTTTTACTCGATACTCCATAAAAGTATCGGGTACGATGAGTGGATGAAATGGATCAACAACTGTTTTAATAAGACTGAGTGAGGGAACAGGGGCGAGTGCTTCAGAAGTAATTATGTATGGAATAGGCATGGTATATTCAGCTATAGTACGACCGATCTTGGCGGCGGTGGTGACGGTACTTTTAGCTATTGTCTTCATACGTTCGAACATATGTGCTTCTGCGGTAATTTTTGAGGGGGGAAGGGGAGAGAGGTCTGTGAATCGATCTTCATCACTATCTTGTTCATCTTGATTACGATCGACGTCTGAACCTTCGTCGGAATCTTCGTAAGAAAATCCAACGCCGATTGCTGAAGTGGTTGTTGTTGTGGTTGTTCCTAATTGAGTGGTTTCAATTAGGCTATAAGGTGGCGGTGGGTGTAAAGGAAATGTAGAGAGTGTGGTAGTTAATACTTCCCGAAGAATTTCTTCTTTGGGTTTCTTAGGTAGAACAGGGGGAGGTGTGTCTAAACGAATAGATGATTGAAGTGAGGACGGGTAAACTTGAGACTTAGGTGTGGAGGCATAACGGTAATTGGAAGGAGGAATGTTGTCATCGAATGAATATTCGATTGGAAGTGCTTTTCTTTTCATAGTGTCATGGTAAAACATGTAGCGCTGGGCTACATCTTTAATTAAGTGAAGCCATCCGGATACTCCATCGTAAACGGAAGGAGCAGAAAAAGTATTGGAACTGGGGTCGAGTTGTGAAACTAAGAAACGCATACTGGCAAAAGCCTGGAGGGTATTTGCTACGTATGGGTCTTTCTTAACTGTGGGGTGAGGGTGTACATTGATGATAAAATCTCGGCGTCGAGAAAAGGCGGGTGGGTGCGAAATGCCTATATTGACGAGATCTTTTTCAGCTAGGTTGGAGGACATAATGAAGAGTTTGGACTGGAAATAAGTGGATGCTTTGCTTTCAATTGCGGCCATATGGAGTGGGTAGGGCGCGTCATTGACAATGCTTATAACGGAAAGGGCTTCGAGGCCGCGATCTTCTGGCTTATAGGACTGAAAGATATCATCCATTTTTACGGCCCAGTGACCTTCATGGTATCCTTCCCAGAATTCGTTTTCAAAACGACGTGTGTGGACTAGGGAATCGGACCATTTGGCGGAGTGGATGTCAGTAAAGGCATCAGGGTGGTACTTCTGGAGATAGGAAAAGAGGGCTTTGGGAAGTTCCTCTTGGGCAAAGGACTTGCCGATTCCTGATTCTCCAGCGAACCAGGCGGATGTGGGGCGTTGACGGGGAACTTCAGTACAAACTTCGGACTTAAGCTTGAGGAAAGTTGATTGGAGACGAAAAATTATATTGCTGGCGGCAATGTGCATGGGTTGGTCAATTTTAAAAAGAAGATGGGCGTGTTGTACAAGGCTTTCGTACGTTTTAATAAATTCTTTCTTTTGAGCGAGAGAAGTTAAATTATTGGTGTCTAAGGCAGACATCATATTACGTACTTGAGTTTGGTAAGATTGTACATCTTGTGAATTTTTGAAAAACGGTGTATCAGTGATTTTGGTGGAAGCCCAATCAAGGAGGGCGCGAATGTATGTGTTGACAGTATTGGCGAGATTGTCAACACGTTGAATGAGTGAAACGACGGTGTAGGCATCACGAACATTAGTCATGAATGGAGTTTCTTTGAATGTGTTCTTGGTGTCGGAAGTGTGATTATCTGTGGCTTTTAGGAAATTATTAGCAGTGGTACTGCAAATTATTTCCCAAACTCCTTTAAGATCGATATGGGCTTCGGCAGTAATGTCCGCAACGGTTGGAGGAAACCATTGGGGGAGGACGAGTTTGACGAAACCTACACCGCAAAGGGCGAGGAGAATGAGTGCGCAGATAAAAATGATGATGTGTTTGTTAGCAGATACGGTATCCATGAGTGCGGCAAGAGAAGCGGAAAGGTGTGATTTAACAGTAGAAATGGTTTCAGAAATAATAGTCTTAAATTCGGAAAAAGCGCCGGAGATGGCGCCTTTCCCGAACTCTTCACCAAGACTATTTGCTGAACTTTGGACGACATTTACTGCGGTGGATGCAGCGTCGTGAGCTTGCTGTTGAATATACGTGAGTTTTTCACGGGCAGCTTGAGATGCGGGAACAGTGGGAGTGAATGATGGCAAGAGGCTGTCGGTACGAATTGGTAGGGGTGGGGAGGGAGGGGGTGTTGGTACTGGAATAGGAGCTATGCGGTCAAGAAG